CGTTGCATGATGGCGTGGGTGATGGTAGAGCAAGGTTATGAAGATGACGACCTTGAGAAGGAAGTGTACAAGCCGTGAAGCAGATACTTGACACTTGCTGCGGCTCTCGGATGTTCTGGTTCGACAAGGAGCATCCGGCGACCGTGTTCATGGATAATCGTAGCTTTGCCCAAAACCTTTGCGATGGCCGACGATTCGAGGTCAAGCCTGATCTGATCGCGGACTTCCGAGAGATACCATTTCCTGACGAGAGTTTCCGTCTTGTCGTATTCGACCCGCCGCACCTGCGCAGTGCAGGAAAGAGTTCATGGCTTGGCATCAAGTACGGTGTGCTCGAAAGCACATGGCAGGATGATCTGCACCGAGGATTCGAGGAGTGCATGCGTGTCCTGAAAGATTACGGCGTATTGATCTTCAAATGGTCAGAAGATCAGATTTCTACGGCTGACGTTTTGAAAATTCTTCCTGCGCAGCCGCTTTTCGGGAATCGGAGAGGAAAGACAATCTGGATGGTGTTTATGAAATTTCCGGAGGAATAACAACTACAAGCGCAAAAATGCGGTTGAAAGTATCGAATATCGTCCAAAAAGCGGGAAATATGACACTTATCTACGCGGAAAACGAGATGAAGGAGCGAAGATCATGAGTAAGAAATACGCCTACATATACAATCTGGAAGATGAAAAGTGGCATACAGATTATTGGTTTTTGTCGGATGCATTATATGTCGCGAGAGCAAATAATCCAGATGCTCAAACCGTCTATATTGCAGAGACAGAGGATTACGTGCCGCCTATTTGGGTTGATTGCGTGGTTGATAACTTGCGCAAGGCTGCCGATGATGTACTGGCTAAGAGTTCCGAGGATTTTCTTTGTGATTTGATAGATCAGGAAATTGAAGATCTGGAAGACGCTCTAGCAGAAGCGTTCGAAAAGTGGGGGCGAGAGACCGGAAATCCATATTGGATTGAAATACCGATAAAAGGTACAGAACGCCTGTATGATCTGAAAACAGGAAAGCCCGTAGAGGAGGAATCCGAATGAATCACTTCGTAGGAATCGGACGCCTGACACGCGATCCAGAGGTAAGATACACGCAGAGCGGCAAGGCGTGTGCGAAATTCACGCTTGCGATTGACAGGCGTAAGAGCGGGGACGGGAATCCGCAGGCGGATTTTATCTCGTGCGTGGCGTGGGAAAAGACCGCTGAGGTAATCAGCCAGTACTGCACGAAGGGGCAGAAGATCGCCGTCGAGGGGCGCATCCAGACGCGAAGCTATGACGCCAACGATGGAACGAAACGCTATGTGACGGAGGTCGTCGTTCAGAGCATGGAGTTCTGCGACAGTAAAGGCGGCGGTACAAATTCCGTTGCACCGCCCGAGCAGCAGGGCATGTTTGATGGGAGCAGAGCGGTAGCCGACTCTGATATACCGTTTTGAGTACCTATACCGCCGTCATCCTCGGAGAGCCAGTCGCGCAGGGGCGTCCGCGATTCTCACGGCAGGGCGGATTCGTCAAGGCGTATGATCCAGCCAAGAGCCGGGACTATAAGAGCTATGTGCGGCTGATCGCAGCGCAGAACGCTCCTGTTACGCCCGTAGAGGGAGCAATCGAGTTCTCTTTGCGTATCTATCGCGCCATCCCCAAAGGGATGCCAAAATACAAGCGAGAGGAGGCAAAGGCGGGGGCATTGCGCCCCGTAACAAAGCCGGACGTCTCGAACGTTCTGAAGGGCGTGGAAGATGCACTCAAGGGCGTGTGGTACAAGGACGACAGTCAGATCGTCGGCTACGGGGTGCTCGGCAAATGGTACGATGAGCGGCCGAGGATCGAGATCATGATGCGGGAGTTGGAGTAACCCAAGGAAGAGAGAAAACAAGGAGCGCGGAGCGATTCGCGCTCTCTATCTCGTTATTGAGCGGAGGGCAGCAGGTGCGCAATTACAACGATTATGAGCAACTGGTTTACAAATATCTGAAAAACTATAACAGCTTCAAGCACCAGATCGAGAGCGTCAACATCGAGATCGATGGCATCCGCGAACAGATCGAAATTCTCGGTGGGTTGAAAGCAACGGTGTATGACAAGGTCATTGTCTCAGGTGGCGAGCAGCACTCATCCGTCGAGCAGGCAATCGAGCGCAAGGAAAAGCTCGAGGGACGACTGTTGATCCTGACGGCAAATCGCCAGCGGCTCACGACCCTCATTCAGCGTATTGATGCAGCACTCGCTACGCTCGAGGAGAGTGAGCGCAAGATCGTAGAGCTAAAGCACATTGTCGGGGAGAACTGGATCCATATTGCCATGCAGGTGCCTTACAGCGAGCGTAGCTGTCAGAGGCGATGTAGAGAGGCGGTAGAGCGGGTCGCAGCTATCATGTTCCCGGATAAAGCGATTGACAGAAAAGCAGATTTTGTATTTGTTGACAGTAAAATAGCTTGAGTTTGCATAGAAGTTGGCGAACTCGTGTCGCATTCTTGTCGTACTCATGTCGCTTTTTTGGCGGAAACGTGGCGGAAAGTTGGCGAACTTATGGCGAGTTTTTCCGTTTTTGCCGTGGTATGATGGTATCGTCAAAATTTCAGAGAGTAGAGTCCTCACCGGTCCGGCGGAGGGCTTTTCTTTTGCCCAAAAGAGAGGAGGAGTGGATTTGATCGACTACAAGTCACCGGCAGAGCCACGCGGCACAACGGGGGACGGAGTGCCTGTGTTCTGTGCGTATGATGAGATCGTCGCACTCGGAGATATTCGGCCGAACCCCGGGAACCCGAACGACCATAATAAAAAGCAGATTCGACTGCTCGGCGACATCATCCAAGCGACGGGCTGGCGCGCACCGATCACCGTCAGCAAGCGCAGCGGTCTCATTACAAAGGGACACGGACGCAGAATGGCAGCTGCAGCGATGGGATGGAAGTCTGCACCCGTGGAATACCAAGACTACGCGAGCGAGGAGGAGGAGCACGCCGACCTGATCGCGGACAACCGCATCGCAGAGCTTGCTGATCTCGACATGGGTAAGCTGATGGATATGGTACAGGAGATGGATACGGGCATCGTACCCGTGGAGCTGACCGGATTCACAGAGGAAGACCTGCAGAAGATCATCGCCTCGATGGAGGGCGCGGATGATTCCGTTGATGACAATGCAGATGCAGAGCCGGGGGTAGATGATGACTATAAGCCGTTCTCCAAGCTCGGTGACCTCTGGCACCTCGGGAATCACCGTCTCATCTGCGGCAGCGCTACAGACGCAGCGACGATTGAGCGGCTGATGGACGGACGCAAGGCGCAGCTCGTACACACAGACCCGCCGTATGGTGTCAGCTACAAGACGCAGAGCGGCAAGTTTGACATGATCGCCAATGACGACAAGACGCACGATGATCTGATGGCAGAGCTTCTCGTTCCTGCGTTTCGCAACTATGTGCGCAGCACAGCGGACGATGCCGCCTTCTACATCTGGCACGCATCGAGCACGCGCCGCGACTTCGAGGACGCCATGATTGCGGCGGGCATCATGGAGAAGCAGTACATCATCTGGGTCAAGAACGCGCCCGTCCTCGGTCACGCTGACTATCAGTGGGCGCATGAGCCGTGCTTCTACGCCGAGAAAGCAGGGCAACAGGCGAAATGGTGCGGCGACCGCTCGCAACGCACGACATGGAACGTCGTCCTGCGCGGTGCAGATGGTATGGCGACAACGCTCACGGGCGGTGTGGTTCTGACGGACGGCACGGGCAACAAGCTCTACCTCACGGACAAGATGCCGAAGGGGAAGAAGGTGCGCTACGTCCGGCTGAGCGAGGGGCGGAGCATTTGTCTCTATCAAGAAAGCCGCGAGAACACCGTCTGGGAGGTCGCACGCGACAGCAAGACCGTGCACCCAACGCAGAAGCCCGTAGAGCTTCCGATTCGTGCGATTACCAACAGCACGGAGGCGGGCGACCTCGTGATTGACTTCTTCGGCGGCAGCGGCTCGACGCTGATCGCAGCGGAGATGACCGGGCGCATCTGCTACAGCACGGAGCTTGATCCGCGCTACGTTGACGCCATCATCCGTCGGTACATCGAGACCAGCGGCAAGCAAACCGTCACCGTGGAGCGCGACGGTGTGACGATGACGATCGATGAGGTCATGGAGGCCGCCGCAGGAGGTGACGTGGATGCATGAGCCGGAAAATATCGACCGAACAGGAACTGTGGGAACGCCAAGCGGGTGAATCCTCGGTCGCCTACGAGGCCTTTCTTCTCTACCGTAATATGAGCCACGAGACAGATGGCGCAAAGAAAAAGCGTCGTCTCGCGAGCGTTGCGGAAAAGTTGGGAAAATCCCTGAAATTAATCGAGCGATGGAGCCGCACATGGGACTGGGTAGAGCGAGCACGGGCGTACGATAACGAGCTGCAGCGCATCAGCATGGAGGAGACGCGCGAAGCCGTACGCAAAATGCTCAAAGACCACATGACGATGGCACAGGCACTGCAGAAAAAGGCAATGACCGCTCTCCTGCGGCTGGACGATGAGAGCCTGTCCACAAAAAACATCCTGGACTATCTCGTGCAGGGCATCGAACTCGAGCGGCAGGCACGCCTCGAAGCAGCAGATGTCGGCAGGCCCGGAATGACCAAAGGAAGTCCTATCGCCGAGCTGGAAGAGCCGGAGCAATCTACAATGGTGCAGCTTGTGCAGTCTCTAAAAAAGGCTCGTGAGAGGAGGACGCCCTGATGGAGTTTAAGGACTGGGGTACAAAGGCACTGGACTTCATCGAGAAGCCCATTGAGGAGGACGCCTTCATCAACATCCTCGAGGGCAGCGTCCGTAGCGGCAAGACCGTCGCCATGATTCCGAAGTGGCTGAACTACATCATGACGGGGCCGCCGGGGCTGCTCCTCATGACGGGTGTGTCCAAGGACACGATCTATGATAACGTGCTGAATGACCTCTTCGACACCGTCGGCGAGGAGAACTACCACTACAACAGACAAAGCGGATCGCTGGACGTATTCTGGCGAGACGCAGACGGCGAGCATGTGCGACGCATCAAGGTCGTCGGCGCGAAGGACGAAGGCTCGGAGAAGTTCATCCGAGGCAAGACCCTCGCGGGTGCGTACTGCGATGAGCTGACACTCATGCCCGAACGGTTCTTCAAGCAACTTCTCAACCGCCTCAGTGTGCCGGGCGCTAGGCTATACAGCACAACAAATCCAGATTCACCGATGCACTACCTCTACAAGGAGTACGTCACGAACGAGCAAAAGCTCCGTGATGGGCTTGTGAGAGTGGTGCATTTTGAGTTGGACGATAACCCTAATCTTGACGAGGAGTTCAAGAACAACCTGAGAACATCGTACTCCGGTATGTGGTTTCAGCGCATGGTGCTTGGTTTGTGGGTGCTCGCCGAGGGCGTCATATACGATATGTTCAGCGACGACCTGCTCTTTGACGATGCAGAGTTCACGAACACACTCAAAAGCAGCTGCCGCCGCTTCATCGCGTGTGACTACGGCACGAAGAATCCGATGGTCTTTCTTGACATCTACGATGACGGAGAGACAATCTGGATCCCGAATCTCTACTACTGGGACAGCCGAAAGAAGCAACGGCAGAAGACCGACGCGCAGTACGCGGACGCACTCGAGAAGATGGTTGGCGAGGAGTACCCAGACTTTATCGTCATTGACCCGTCGGCGGCAAGCTTCAAACTCGAATGCCAAGGGCGGGGCTTCCGCGTGAAGGATGCGGACAACAGCGTCAACGACGGAATCCGCGAGGTGGCAAAGCTCCTGACCAAGAAGAAGATTCGCATCCACCGCACACGATGCCAGCCGATGATTGACGAGTTCCAAAGCTACGTCTGGGATGAACGGGCGGCGCGTAATGGAGAAGAAAAGCCCGTCAAACAGGCAGATCACGCGATGGACGCGCTACGCTATTATGTTCACACAATGCTGCCGAAATGGAGGAGGAGAGAATGAGCAAAAAGAAAAAGATCGCCGCACGGCAGCAGAGAACGAACGATTCGTTTCAGAATCCGATGACGCGATCCGGTGTGTTCATGCCGAATCCGCTGGAGACGACAGAGTATCAGTTGACACGGTTCACGCGGGACTGGCAGACGATCAACGCGCTCTATCGGTCGCACTGGATCGTGCGCCGCATCATTGATGTTATCCCGGAGGACATGCTCAAGAACGGATACCATATCCTGACGCAGCTATCTCCCGACGAGATCAAGAAGATTGTGCGCTGCGATCGCACAACACGCACGAGTCGGCGCATCCTCGAAGGTCTGAAATGGGGGCGTCTCTACGGTGGCGCAGGGGCCCTTATCATGATTGAGGGGCACGAAAACCAGCTCGATCAACCCCTCGACTACGACATGATCATGCCGGGCTCGTACAAGGGACTGCTCGTCCTCGATCGATGGTCGGGGGTGACGCCGGAGGATAAACTCGTCAGCGACATTTCGGATCCTGAATTTGGCATGCCGGAATATTACACAGTGTCCAGTGACGCGCTGACGGTCGGTATTCGTGTGCACCACAGCCGAATCCTTCGGTTCATGGGGCGGCCGCTTCCGTACCTCGAACAGCTCGCAGAGACCTACTGGGGCGCATCCGAGCTTGAGCACGTCATCGACGAGCTCAAGAAGCGCGACAACGTCAGCTGGAACATTGCCATGCTGACATTCATGGCGAATCTCCGTGTCATGAAGATGGACGGCATGAGCCAAATACTAGGCACTGGAAACGAACAGGCGCAGATGCAGCTCTACAACACCATTCAAGGCATGAACGCCATGATGAACAACAACAGCCTGCAGGTGCTCGGAGAGAACGACAGCTACGAGACGCACCAGTACACCTTCGGCGGCATTGGGGAGACCTACGACCGCTTTATGATGGACGTTGCAGGGGCGGCAGAGACCCCCGTGACAAAGCTGTTCGGGCGCAGCCCTGCGGGGATGAATGCCACGGGCGAGAGCGACATGCAGAATTACTACGACACCATCGAGGAGAAGCAAGAGGCTGACCTTCGTCCGGTGTACGATAAGATTCTGCCGATCATGTTCATCTCGACGCTCGGCGGGATTCCCGACGACTGGGACTACGAGTTCAATCCCATCCGTCGCCCGCGTGATGATGAGATGGCAGACCTCGCATCCAAGAACACGGACAGCGTAACAAAGGCGTTCCAAGCAGGCATGGTCAGCCAGCGGACAGCCCTCAAGGAGCTGCGCCAGCAGTCCGAAATGACGGGGATGTGGTCGAACATCACGGATGAAGACATCGAGAAAGCCGACGATTCGGTCATGCAGCCCGATGAGGGCATGGGCGATTTGATGAATGGAGTTTTCGGCGGAGGTGCAGAACAGGATCCTGCGCATAAGGAGCCAGTAGATGAATCAGCCGATATGGATGCCGAAACGAAGGATTGAAATAGCGTTCCGCAAGGCGCTCCTCGACATCGCAAAGGGGATTGTCATGCGCGCTGGAGAGACGAGCGATCCCCATCGGATTATTTCGACGCTTGAGAGAATCACTCATACGCCAGACTTCATCCGGATCTCGGAGGCAATCGCGCTGAAGATGGTGACAGGACTGTTCGACGATACGGGGCGAACGTGGCGCGAGGCGGCGCGAAACAGTGGCAAGGGCAGAGAGATATATCAAGCCCTGCAAAAAGAGCTGCTGGGGGGGCGTGGAGCGCGTATACGGGAGCTTGTGCAGGAAAACGCTGACCTTATCAGTACGCTCCCGAAGAATATCGCCGACGATGTAGCGGCATATGTTGACCGAGAAGCTATGAAGGGACGCAGAGCGTCGGACATCGCTGATGAAATCCGGAGGATGTTCCCTGAGAAAACGAGGGCCCGGGCAGAGCTGATCGCACGAACGCAGGTCTCCATGACACAGACAAATCTGGTACAGGCTCGCGCAGAAGACCTTGGTCTTGACTGGTATGTGTGGCGGGCGTGCGGAGGGAACAATGGCGACGGAAGGACGCGCAGCAGTCACAGACACATGAGCGGCGTACTCATCCGGTGGAGTGATCCGCCGGCGCCAGAGGACTTGTTTCCTCTACGACGCGTTGATGGCTCGCCCTATAACAATACACTTGGGCATTACCACGCGGGGTGCTGCCCGAATTGCCGATGTTATCCGGAGCCCGTGGTCGATTTGGACTTGCTCAAGTTCCCGATACGGGTGTATCAAAACGGACATGTTGAGCGTATGTCTAGGAAACGGTTTGAAGGAGGATTCTAATGTGGGAAACGAGATTAGGCGCATCGCGGTCGGATTGATGGCGCTCTCTATGCGTCTGGACACGTACGCCATGCAGCGCGGGCTGACGATGGATTCCGCACACCCGAAGGACCCCGACCCGAAGAACTGGCGAACGATCAACGGCTCGAAAGTCCATCTGACGGAGGGTAAGATTGATGGCGGTGCGGGAGGCAAATTTGTTGGAAAGGAATGGACCGGAAAGGCGAAGCATGAGTTCATACCGAAAGAAAAACCTAAAGAATCTTTGGGGGAAGGACCGAAAAATCTCAGTAAACAGAATCAGAAGGAAAAACTAGAATCCCAACAAACTAAAACTCCTAAGGTTAAAGCACCGAAACAACAAAAGGTGAAAACGTCAGGTCAGTTCCAGACAAAGACTATGTCCAAGCCGCTTTTTAAGGCAGATACGGGAGTTAGTACTCCAAAAGGAACACTGTGTTTATATGCGTCCAACAGCAAAGGACAAATCACAGATCCTGCATTCGAGAAATTTGAAAGCGAATATGGGAAAAAGCAGGTATCAAAATTTAGTGAAGCAGAAGAAAAATCTGTCAATCGGTACACAGAAGGATCGAAGCATTTACGGGAGTATCTGTGTTACGGAAAAGTCGAGGGGTGGGGAGAATACACCAAGGAGGCACTTCAAGAGAAGGTAGATAACATCAGCTCAGGACTTTCCAAAATGGAACATCCTGACATGTGGGTGTGTCGGAAGTGCACACTGATGGACTGGGCAACGAAGCATAATCCCCATGGAGCCACCATTGAAGATCTCCAAAAAATGCAGGAACACGGATTAAGTTTTGAAAATAAAGCGTTTCTGTCAACCACTCCGACGGAAGGAGGGACATATGGAGATCAAGGAGCAAAAGCGGTAGTTCGTCATTTCTTTGTTCCAGAAAAGGCCACCGGAGGCTACATTGCCTCTGTTTCTTCCTATAAGTGCGAGAATGAATTCTTGCTTGACAAAGGAACCAAAACTCGGATAATGAAGATAGAGAAGCAGGGAGGAAAAATCATTACATATGAGGAGGTGGTTCTTGATGACTAAGAAAGAACAATTCCTTGCAACGCTCAACGATCAAGAAAAGAAACTCATAAAAAATGGAGAAGTCGAACCGAATGCATTTAGCTTATGCTGGTACTACAAAGTCCAGTCAGAATATGCAGCCCCTAAAGAGGCCGAACGGATGGAGAGGCGTAAAGCAGAACTTTATGGGGAATGGAAAACGCTTGGGCTTGTAGAGTAACAAAAAAACATTCAGCACCCGCAAGGGTGCTTTTCTTATGCCAATTTTGAAGGGGGAATGTCCATTGAAAGCATTCTACGGGGCAAGGTTCTCGCCCCACATGACAAAGACGCCCGAGGGATTCCTCGTGTGTCACAGCGTCCCAATCTGCCGCACGGGGATGCAGGAATACATGCCGCAGGAGCTCGGCGTTTCTGATACCGGAGGCGGATTCCTTAAGGTGTACCGCGAGGAGAGCGAGGTGTTCAAACCTGCTGCGATCGCGTCCTTCGAAGGAAAACCCGTGACAGACGATCACCCGCCCGTAGGTGTAGATGCGTCCAACTACGCGAGCTACACCAAGGGAACAGTCCAGAATGTCCGGCGCGGCAGCGGGGCGGACAGGGACAAATTGATTTGCGATCTCGTCGTGTACGATGCAGCGCTTATCGCCAAGATTGATGCGGGCAAGCGCGAGATTTCGTGCGGGTACGAGTGCAAATATATTGAGAGGGACGACGGAACATACTGCCAGATGGATATCATCGGCAATCATGTCGCAGTCGTCGAGGAGGGGCGCGCGGGGAGCGAAGTAGCAATCCGTGACGCCAAAGCAAAGCCAGAAGGAGGAAAACAGATGGCAAAAAAAGGTAGTATTCTGCATCGGATGTTTGCAGCATTCGCCAAGGATGCGGAGCCGGAGGAAGTCCGCGAGGCGGCGCGTGCTGTCGACGAAGCGGAGGGCGGCGGCAATCCCTCCGAGGAAGTGCAGGAGGCGCATGCCGAGGACTACAAGGCAGTCATGGACGCGATCGAAGCACTCAACGCAAAGGTTGACGCATTCACCAAGCCGCAGACACAGGACGACGATCCTGATGATGAACCGGCGGACGCACCAAAAGAGACGGAGGCTCTCGACGAACTCGAGGAAGAGCTCAAAGGCGATGATCCTGCTCCGACTGAGGACGAGGAATCCGAGGAGGAGAGCAAAACTGTACCGCCCGAACAACTCGAGGAGGACGAGGAACCGGAGCTTTTCGAGGTAAAGGCTATTCCGAGGTCTGAGGTAACCGCCGACAAGGCGATCGCACTCTCTGTTGTTCGCGCAATGAAACCGTTCATTGCCGCAATGCCCGCGGGACAGCGAAAGAAAGCGTCGGACGCACTCTCTCGTACACTTAAAAAGGCGATGCGTACAAAGGACACGCAGCCACTGCCGGGCGGCTACGGCGCGCTCTCGCACCGTAAGACAGCAGATGCGGCAGCTCGGGAGAAGGAGATGCGGGCCTACGGCGAGAACTGCCGCAAGCGCAACCCGCACTGCAAGAAGGAGGAGAAGTAATTATGCCGGGAACTACAATCGGAATCAACATGACCTATGGCTATCCGGGGCAGGCGTCTCGTCAGGGCGATGAGGTCAGCCGCACGCGCCCCGTTGCCGCAGGATCGTCGGACATCCCGTTCGGCGCTCCTGTCATCCAGAAGGATGATGGATCGGTCGCGCTTTTCGGAGCGACGAACACTGCCGCAGACTTTGCTGGCATTGCGATGCGCAAGGTCAAGTCGGCGAAGGTCTATCCGTCGCAGGACTTCGGATTTTATACCGTTGGCGAGCCGTGTGATGTGCTGCAGCGTGGTGGTGTATCCGCTATCTGCGCATGGGGGACGCCGAAGGTAGGCGCAAAGGTCTATGTCCGCACGAAGGTGGTCAGCGGAACGAGCCCCGCAGGAGCAAAGGTCGGCGACCTCGGTGCCGCGAATGAGACAGGAAACTGCGTCGAGCTGACGGGCGTCAAGTGGTCGAGCGGAGCAGATGCGCGCAACGTCGCAGAACTTACGATCATCGCGCGTCAGGGCGTGTAAGAGAGGAGAACAGATATGAAGAAACAGTATAATCTTGCGATTGCACCGCAGCGCGGCGGATCGCCGCTGCTGACAATGGATGCAGCGGCCGTATCGAGCGGGCTTGCGTTCCTTGAGAGCGAGCTCGAAAAGCTCGATCCGCTTCTGCGCGAGCCTCTCACAAGCACGACTTACCCGCGCGATATTGAGATCGAGAGCGGCGGCGGCTGGGTTGAGGCAACGTCCGCGTTCAACGTCGAGTACAGCGTCACGGGCGGACAGGCAGACGGCGTCGGCGGCGTCCAGAATGCCGTGCGCCGGATTCAGGCAGACCTCTCGAAGGACCTCTACAAGGTGCTCCCGTATGAGGTCTCCATGTCCATTAAGATTCAGGACCAGCTGCGCGGCGCGGTTACCGGCCGCAGCATCGAGGACATCTACAACGATGGCATCCGCCTCGACTACGACAAGTACATGGACATCAACACCTACCTCGGGCAGGAAGCATACGGGACGACGGGTCTGCTCAACGACAAGCAGATCGCGGCGACTGCTGTCACCGCTGGTGCAAGCGGTCAGACCGACTGGGCTCACAAGACACCGACGGAGATTCTGAACGACATCGACGAGGCGATCATCGCTGGGTGGACGGGTGCGCAGTACGATAACAGCGCGATCCCGAACCACATCCTTATTGACCCCGCGAATTTCGCGTACATCAACCGCACGATGGTGAGCGTTAACGGATACCCGACGCCCGTCTCCATTATGCAGTACCTTGTTGATCACAACATCGCCAAAGCCAAGGGTGTTGACCTCGTGATTGCTGAGTGCCGTTTCTGCATCGGCACAGGCGTCGGCAAGAAGAACCGCATGGTCGCTTATGTCAACCAGCGCCGCTTTGTCGGCATGGATGTTCCCGTACCGATGAGTCGTGTCATGACGCAGCCGAATGTCAATACGGCGTCCTACGACAGCCTTTATATGGCCAATGTCGGACAGGTCAAGATTCACTATTTCGAGCCGTTCATCTACCGCGATGGCATCTGAGAGGAGACGCAGCATGATCAAACTCGTAGCAAAGCAGAAAATCGGATTCCGCAACCCCGAGACGCAGGAGATCGTGACGGCAGAGCCGTACGCGTTCTCCATACTCCCCGACTGGGTCGAGAAAGACCCCATGTACGGATGGGCGCTCGCAGATGATGTGATTGAGGTCGCTGGCGACACCCCCCCTGCGGAGGGTGATGGCGACAAGAAGTCCGGTGGGAAAAAGTCTGGCGGTAAGAAGGGCGACAAGGACCAGAACCCGCCGCAGGAAAATACCAATGCCGATGATCCGCAGGAGGGGAAGGACAATCCCCCTGCGGAGGGTGACGGAGAGAAGAAGGAGTAAGCCATGATGTATTCGGATATCGATGTGTTCGGGATTATTGCCGCAGCGTCGAACATCCGAACGGGTGGCAATCCCGAATACACGGTCGATGATTTTCTCGCCATCTACCCGCAGTTTGGCGGGGGCACTGTTCCGGATGTTGTGCTGAAAGCATGGGTCAATATGGCTCAGGCATCCATCCACAAGGCACGTTACAACGATGCGTGGGAAATCTGCATGGGCCTCTACATCGCGCACTGGCTGACGCTCTATTTGCAGACGGCAGCCGGTGCCGATGATCCTGTGCAGAAGAAGATCGCAGCAGGGCTCGCAAATGGACTACAAACTTCCAAGAGCGCCGGCGACATTTCCGTGTCCTATGATTTCGGCAGCGTCAATGAGGATTTCGCGGGCTGGGGGACGTACAAGCTGACCGCATACGGGCAGCAGTTTGTCACGTTCGCACGAATGTATGCGGCAGGAGGGATGGTCGTATGGTAACAGGCACAGCGAACATCACGAAGTCGGACCGGGGATTTGAAGCTATCCTCGGGAAACTTCAAGCACTTACAAAAAAAGAAGTGCTTGTCGGTATCCCGCAAGAGGCGGCTGGACGTCCCGGAGGGGATGCAGTCAACAACGCCGAGCTGCTCTACCTGCATACGAATGGTGTGCGATCCTCTGGGATGCGCTCGGAGATGGATCCAAGCATCAACTCCGGGATGAAATATAGTGCGGCGCATAGTCTCTACGTGCAGACGCACGGAAGTCCAGCTTATTCTATTCCGGCGCGCCCCGTGCTCCAACCTGCCATCAAGGACAGCCGTTCTGCGATTGGAAAACAGATCGCAGGGGCATACCGTGCCGCGATGCACGGAGATATGGCAGGGGCAGAGAGAGGGCTCGAGCTTGCAGGCATGGTCGCGCAGAACGCAGCGCGCGCGTGGTTCGAGAACCCGAAGAATAAGTGGCCGCCGAACTCGGCGCGGACAATCAAGGCGAAGGGCAGTGACAGCCCGCTCATTGACACGGGCGAGATGCGCAAGTCCATTACATACGTAATCAGGGATATGGGGTGATCACATGGCAATCGACGTCTCGGAGATCGTCCATGACCCCGATTTCTGTACTATGTTCACGGTGATCAAGCAGGGAGAATCCGAATGGGTTCGTGGAGTGCTGCAGAGGAAAACGACGGAGACGACCGTCGAAGGAATCGTGCAGCCGTCGTCCAGTAAGGATCTCGAACTTCTCGATACGGCCGACCGCGTGAATGGGATGAAAACCTTCATCACGGACGAGGTCAGCCTTGACGTGTCCAGCACCGAGAAAACCTCGGATGTGTGCGTTTGGAAGGGACAGCGATACAAGCTGATTCAGACCTTCGACTACGCCGCGAACGGTTACTACAAGGCAATCGGTTCACTCATGGGAGAGGAGGACAGCGGATGACATACACAGAGCTGCAGGAGCTGTTCTGGGGAGAGGTCGCCGTAATCACGGCAGACATCATCAAGACTCCGAATAAATTCATCCGCTGGCGCTATCCCGAGGGCGGCGCGCCCGACTGGAAGATCAGCGACGATATTCTTTTTTTGTATCTCGCTGAAGCGGACGACGACTATGCCAAGCAGAGGGACAGCCTCTATCGTACGGAAGATGAAACCGTCTACCGCGATACTACACGAACGCGTGTGTGGGATTTACAGGCTACCGCTTACGGACGCAGATCATACGAGATCGCAAATCTCCTGAAGGACGGATTCTTTTACGAACCGGTGCGCAGGAATCTTGCGCATAAGGACGTGTTCATCGTCCCGAATCTCCCAACGTGCATGCAAGCGCCCGAACTTTTCGCAGGGAAGTGGTGGGACCGGTGGGACATTACCCTGCGATTCAACGAACTTTATCGTCTTGCTCCGGAGGATGTCGGTCATATCGACCGCGTCCAGATCGGTGCGCAGACGAATCCATAAGGAGGGAACATATATGGCACTCAAAAACGTGCTGCCGCTTGACCCTGTGGTCAATATTATCGTCAATCTTGCGGCTGTCTCCGCGACGCGCAAGAAGTTTAATCTCGCGCTGCTCATGGGCGATGTCGGTTCTGTCGCAGACTTTACCGACAAGCGGATCGTGACCTACGATAGTCTCAATTCCATGCTGCAGGCTGGATTCACGACAGAGGATCGCCTTTACAAGGCAGCAGCGCTGATCTTCGGACAGCGCAAGAAGCCGCCTCTTGTTGCGATCGGCAAGATTGTTAACAAGGAGGCACCGGTCAAGACTGTCCAGGAATGCCGCCAGCTGGACTCGGAATGGTATGTGGGCATCTATTGCGCCGATATTACGGACGCACAGATTCTCGCTGTACAAGAGTACGTTGAAGCGTGCACGCCGTCAACGGTGTTCGCGTTTACGACGGCTGACGCCAAAGCAAAAGCTGCGGACGGCGGCATCTTCGGCACGATCAAGAGTAAGGGATACCGCCGCATCATTGGGCAGTATTCAACAGCGCACAAGGACGCCATTTGTGCGGCGATCGGCTGGGCGATGGGTGCGATGAGCGCATCAACTATCAACAGCGCCTTCACGCTTGCCTATAAGCGCGAAGTCGGTGTGCAGGCGGAGAATTACATGCAGACGTTCACGACGAACGATCTGAACAACATCAAGAAGAACTACGGCAACGTCTACGTCAACCGTGGAAACTACTATGATGTGTTCGAGGAGGGACGTGTCGGCGACGGTTCGTGGTTCGATGAGATCATCTACCTTGACAAATATAAGAACGACATGCAGCTCTCCATCATGGACCTGCTCGTGAATGCGAATAAACTCCCGCAGACCGAGGCTGGCATGGGTCGCATCAAGACGGCGATTAAAGAGGTCTGCGATGACATGAGCCGTATCGGATTTATTAAGGAGGGCGTCTGGAAGGGCGAGGAGCTGATGGCACTCGAATACGGGCATGTGCTCCCCGGGGGCTATCTCATCCAGAGCGAGCCGATGAGCGAGCAGTCGCAGGCGGAGCGCGATGCACGCAATGCGCCGCCGATCTACGTGTCGCTCAAGCTCGCAGGCGCAATCCATCACGTCACCATTCAGGTCGATGTCAATCGTTAAGAGAGGAGGAATACAATGGCAAATGTAAGCACCTATTCATTTACCGATGTCAACGCGACGATCAACTGCCCGGGTTACGGGTCGTTCTCGATACAGGGCGAGGGTGTCGGCGACATGACCGTGTCGAAAACGACTGACCGTACAGCCCAAGATGTTGCATCAGACGGAACGGTCATGGTCAGCAAAATTGCTGGCGACAATGGTAGCGTATCCATCAACGCACAGCAGACGAGCGCCCTGCATAGATTCATGCAGGGGATGTTCAATTACTGCTGGCAGGCGGACACCTCAGCATGGACGACGATCTCAATGATCATCGAGGCCCCGAAAATGGGCAAGACCTATTACTGCTCCGGCGGAAGCTTCGGCAAGGAGCCGGACGAGCCGCTGCAGAGCCAAGGGCAGCGCGTCGCATGGCAGATTCTGTTTGCAGATATTAAACGCATCCAGTTGTAATCGGAGGTAGACGATGAAACGTGAAACTAGAAAGATTGTTGAGATTCAGGGGCGGAAATTTGAAATCCGCTCCTTTGATGCTTTTACAGGCAGCTACATCGCCTTTACACTCATGGAGAAGATGCTCCCCATGGGGATGGAAGCAAAGGTGATGAATACACTCCGCGCAGAGGGGCAGGATGTTGACACGCTGCCGACACCGAACCGAGCACTCATGAGCAAGGGCGAGTTTATCGCTTTCCAGCGGGATGTGCTCTCCGTTGTCGGTGAGGTGTTGCCTGCACGCACTGCACCGATCTTTAACGAGAACGGCACATGGGGGGTCTCGGACATTGAGGACAACGCAATGCTCGTCATTATGCTGACGATCCATGCGCTCGTGTTCAACATCGCGGGTTTTTTCGGCGGAGACGGCTTGAAGGAATTGAAAGCCGGTCTCCAAGATTTGAGCTTTGCGAATACCGCAACGTAAACGCATGGGTGTATGCGCCCGTCATCGCAGGAAAATGGCAGCAGCACGAACTGTGGGACGGGACATATACCTTCGATGATCTTCTCGACATGCACGAGATTATGCTCGTCGAGGAAGAGAACCGTCGTCGGGCGGAGGATTATGCAGAAAGTCAGAGGGAGGTGAACACATGATCGGCGAGGTAATACAGGAATATCTGGTCGGGCTTGGCGCCAAGATTGATAAGCCGGGCTTCGGACAGGCGGAGGCGACCATCAAGAGCCTTGACCGTACGGTCGAAACGTCGACCGGGCACATGGCTGCGAACTTTGCCCGGGCATCCGCGATGATTGGGACAGCAATCGCAGGCGTCACAGCATCGGTGTTTGGATTGATGAAGTCCGCAGCATCGCAAGACCTCGCCATGCAGAAGCTGTCCCGCCAGATGATGGTCGGCAAGGACGCCGCGTGGACGATGAAGGCAGCGACGGACGCCCTCGGCGAATCCATACAGGACATTATGCTGACGCCGGAGCTGATGGAGCGATTCAATAAGCTCGCCGCAGATGGGCAAAAAATGAAGGTCGGCGGAGACTTCGCAGAAACAATGCGAGGGTTCCGCGATCTCATGTTTGAGTTCACGCGGCTCAAGCAGGAGGTCAGCTACGCGATGACATGGGTCGGATACTATCTCATGAAGTACCTGAACCGTCCTCTTGCAGAAGCTCGCGAGAAGTTCCATAGCTTCAATGACATGTTTGTGAAAAATATGAGTGTCTGGACAGAGAAAGCCGCTCGAATGCTCGTTTATATCATCAACGTTGGACGACACTTCTTGACCCTCATCGTTGATGTTGGAAAGGCGCTCTGGCGTATGTGGGAGAGCTTTCCCAAAGGCGTCAAGATTGCGGCAGCTGCAATCGCCGGATTGACCCTTGTCATGAGAGCCAATCCGCTGACGCGCATGATGCTCCTTGTTGGATCCTTGCTCCTTCTTATCGATGATTACTACGGTCACATGGAGGGAAAGCAGTCCGCGTTCGGAGAATACTGGGATAAGCTGAACGAGTACATCGATACGGCAAAAAAGAAGTGGGACGAGTTCTCTGGGACGGTGCTCGGATTCTTTGACCGTGTCGAGAGTTCCAGCGCGCTGAATGATTTCCTCGACGTTATCAAAGAAATCGGAAGAGCGCTCTGGGATCTTGCGACTACCTGTGTGGACGCATGGATTGACCAAGCGAAGCTGCTCTACGAATCCATGGAAAAGCATGGAGCGATTGACGGGCTGAGTAAATCTGTCGAAAAGCTCTGGGGAATGTTCATGTCCGTGCTGGGTGCGGTCAAAGGTCTGATTCGCTGGTTCGGTCGCCTCCTCAACGAGGTGCGCCGGACAAAAGAATACCATGAGCTCATTGATGCAGTTGGCGAGCTTTGGGGCGTTCTGACAGACACATTCAATGTCATTCTTGACCTCATCAATATCGCTTTTAGTGGCCTCTTTGGTGAGCTCGGAAAGACGGATCAAGTTTACTCTTTCCGCGATGCAATCCGGGCATTGTTCGGTATATTGACAGCACTCCTGCGTGCGGCATCAAGAGCAGTCGGCGTTTTCCGCGATCTTCTCACGATGATGCGGGATAGTGCTCCATTCAAGAGGTTCTGGGAGGAGCTCGGCAGAATGATCGATGCCGCGATTGCGCGTGTCGGTAAGTTTGGACGGGCACTTCTCGCGATCAAAGATGGCGAGTTCCGAAAAGCATGGAGCATCATCAGCGGTGATGGAGATGGTTCTCCTGCAGGGCAAGGTGACCGCAAGTGGAATGCTAAGGTCGTCTATCAACGATTCAAGGCGGCTGGGTATTCCGACGAGGCAATCGCAGGAATTATGGGGCGACTGCAGCAGGAGCATAACTTTGATACAAGCGATGTCCCAGAACATGATGTTCCTGGCGTCGGCCACGTTGGTGGGTACGGAATGTACCAATGGAATGGGGGACGCACAAGAGATTTTCTCACTTGGGCAAAAGAGCATGGGCTTGACCCCCAAGACCCGGGCGTACAAACGGATTATGCAATCATCGAGGCACAGCAGCGTGGATTGGATGCTGCTCGGATGAATGAAATGACTCATCATGAAGCGGCTAGGGTATGGACGGATGAATGGGAAGTTGGAGAACACGGGAATGAGCTGGAATATGCTGGCTATTGGCTTGACCAGATAAAGTCTGGTGATGTTCTGAATGCCAGCCCATCGGAACCGGTCTCTACAAGAAATAATCCGATCAAGTTTGCAAAACGGAGAAGAGGATCGGCGATTATCCCAACTTCTGCTACTTCTGCATGCAGCGTCGATCCACTCCTATACAACGGCCTGATGTCCGGCGCGATGCAGACTGGCTACGGCGGATATCAGACGCAGGGGAGTGGTGGCGTTGTCTATCAGGTCAACGTCGGTGGCGTCACGGTCAACGGGACAAATCAAAGTGCTGCGGAGATCGGCAGGAGTGTCGGGCGCGAGGTCATGTCCTCACTCGAGAGAAGCGGGGCGCATATTCTGCGCAGCCGCGCAATGACAGGTGCTCCGGTCATGATTTAAGGAGGTGATGGGGTGGGCATCAAGAAAGGGCTGTCGATTGACGGCATCAACTATTTATCCGATCTCGTCTCCGGCAAGGAAAAACCAGACTGGATGAAGATCAGCACAGAGATCGGAAAAATGACAGGGCATTATGAGATCATCAACTTTCTCACAGGCTACAAAGATATGGAGCAATTCTTGTTCCGCACGCCGAAATGGCCGATCGGTGGTATGTATTTCGACGGCATCATGCGCACGGAGCATATCAGCCGCGTCCGCCCGACAAACTACCCCGTGCAGACGGGCGTGACAATGACCGACCACGCCATCATCGAGCCGGCAGAAGTCACCGTCGAGATCATGATGACGGATGCAAAGGCCGATAGCTACATGCAGACACCTCCTGTGATTGGCAATATTATCCAGTCAATGGGGGCGATGTACAGCAACTTTGCAGGGCTCCCTTGCATGCCAAGTATGGTGACGACGCCCGGAGAGGGACGCTCTATTGATGCATGGAAAAGTCTACGAGCGATGCAGATGGCCCGTACTCCAATCACCGTCGAGACCCGTCTGCAGACCTATCATAATATGCTGATTGAGGAGCTTTCTGCACCAGATGACGTTAACACGCTTCATGCTCTGAGATGCACAATACGCCTACGAGAAATCATATTTGCGACAGTCGCAGAGACGGCGGTCAGCGCTAGAGCGTCAGCGTCGGCAGCAGAATCCTCTTCCGGACAAACTCCCGTACAAACTGGGGATGATGTAAATAAGACCGCCGCCCGCGCCATATTGGATGCGGGCGGCAGTATTTTGACATAAGGAGGTGCAGCAGTGTTCTCGATCGTTCCATTCCAAGGGACACCGAATCACAAATTCAGTGCAAAAGTGCCGATCGACGGCGGTAACACTCTCCTAAAATTCCGCATGATCTACAACGATATCGCAGGATACTGGCTCGTCGACATCTACAAAAATGATCTGCTTGTTTATTCTGCACTCCCCCTTGTGCCGGGGCAAAATATCCTCGAACAGGTCGGCTATCTGGGAGTCGGAAGCGCATGGATTGTTCCGCGCAGTCGTGTGCAGGAGCAGTGGCCGAGCATGGTAACTCTTGAATCGGACTGGTATGTGATCTGGGGTGACAGCGATGCCGGAGACAAATGAGAGTGCTGCTGCGCAAACTCCGACGCGCAAGGGCCGCCTCTACGGGCGGAAATGGAAGATCGTCATCTACAAGCCCGCCTATAAGACAGGAGAGGACGGGAATCCAACCAATGAGCGCGATCCGGAGCACGACACAGAGATGGATGTATCGCTCCTCAAATGTGAGTTCCAGACCAAGGCAACGACCGAGACGGCCGTGCAGATCGGAACACTCGTCGTCTACAACATGAGCGCCGCATCGGAAAAGGAGGTCATCGAGGAGGGATTTCAGATCTCCGTTTTCGGCGGCTACGAGGAGGGGCAGTACGGCGAGGTATTCACGGGCGACATCGTGCAGGTATTCCGTAACCGCGAGAATGGCACGGATTATCGGCTCGAAATCGTCGCACTTAGGGGAATGCAGAGCCTATTCATGAACCACGTCCGCAGTACAATCGCAGCGGGCAGCACACCGCGCGATGTGGTAAACGTGGTTGCAGGACAGGCGGATAAAAAAATCGAGGTCGGCGATGTGTCGAAGGAACTGCCCGAGCAGACACTACCGCGCGGCAAGGTGCTCTTTGGTACGCCCGCGAAATACCTGCGCGATCTGTGCACATGGAACGATGCCGCCTACTGGGAGGGAGAAGACGGAAAACTCACAGTGGAGACCGTCGAGCAGGAAATCCCTGAGGATCGTGTGCTGGTACTCACGCCAAATACAGGGCTTGTCGGTACGCCCGTCTATACCGATCAAGGAATCCAGATCAAGATGCTCCTCGATGCGCGCGTAAAACTGCGCTCCATGATCAAGATTGACAACGAGATCATTCAGCGGCAAGCAGTGCAGATCGACCCCGGAACTGGGCAGCAAAAAAGCGACCAGCTCCCGCAAACGGCGCAATTCGACCAAGATGGAGAGTATCAGGTGTTCTCAGTTGAGCATCGTGGCGACACATGGGGCGACGAATGGACGACCTCGGTCGTTGGCATCAGCCGAAATGGGCGCATGGGGCTCTTGACAGCGGTTCAAGGCAAAGGACAGACGATGAAATGAGGTGACAGAATGCTGAAAGTATCAGAGCGGCTCGAGGAGGAGATCGAGCAGAGTAAGCGGGAGCTGGACGGATTCGGCCTAGACTTGCGCGTCGCATCGCCTGGAATTATTCGCTCCATCGATTACGCACGGCAGACATGCACTGTCCAGCTCGCGATTCGCGAGCGGATGAATCGAGGCGGCATGCTCGAATGGGCAGAGATTCCCATTCTTCCCGACGTGCCGTTCTTTGTATACTCGGGCGGCAGCTACTGCCTGACGCTCCCCATTCAGCCCGGCGATGATTGCCTTGTGGTATTCGGCGACAACTGCATGGATGCGTGGTGGCAGAATGGAGGTGTGCAGAATCAGGTCGAAAAGCGCAGACATGATCTCTCGGACGGCTTCGCCCTCGTCGGATTCCGCAGCCAACCGGGCGTCGTCGGCGGATATTCAGCCGGTACGGCGCAGTTGCGCAACGCAGCAGGAGATGCCTGCATTGAGATCAGCGGGAGTAGCATCCACATTCATGCAGCTGGCGGCGTCACCATAGATGGAGGTGTCACCATCGACGGGCGCAAATTCCTCGGACATACGCACGGAGGAGTGCAGCCCGGCGGTGGGACTACAGGAGGCGTGTCATGAGATACCGTGCACTTGACGATAATGGGGACTTTACCATCGGTAACGGACACGCCTACATCGAGGGGGTGGAGGCCGTTCAGCAGGCAGTGTTGACGCGGCTGCGCCTCCTTATCTATGAGTGGTGGGAGGATATCAATGACGGCGTCCCATACTGGCAAAAAATCATTGAATCGCGCGATGTCACGGCCGCAGAGAAAATTATCCGTGATCGCATCCAACAGACGCCGCATGTTCTGTCCATTTTGTCATTCGACCCCGAATGGGACAGCGAGAACCGCACGCTGACAATTCGCGCAGCGATACAAAGTGAGTACGGTGCATTCAGCATCGACGAGGAGGTGTAGCAATGGCATATTTCGCGCCATATATCGACGATGCAGGCCTGCATGTGCCTACATATGCCGACATTCGAGACGATCTCATCGCGCAATTCAAGGCGATATACGGCGAGGACATCTACCTCGGCAATGATTCGCAGGATTACCAGATGATCTCGGCGTTTGCACTCAAAACGTACGACACGATGCAGATGCTTCAGATCGTCTACAACAACCAGAGCACAAAAACAGCCGTCGGAACGGGGCTGTCGAGCCGTGTCAAACTCAATGGCCTGCGCCGCAAGACGGCGACCTATTCCACTTGCGTTCTGACGCTCACAGGGACGCCTGGAACAACCATCCCCGCGGGAATTGTCGAGGATACGCAGGGGCGGAAGTGGCGATTGCCGGAAAATACACGGTTTGATCGCGAAACACTCGAAATCACGGCGCAATGTCAGGACCTCGGAGCAATCGAGGCTCCTGTCGGGACGATCGCGAAGATCAGCAATCCGCAGTACGGATGGCTGACTGTCACCAACAAAGTTCCTGCTGTCAAGGGCCGCCCGATCGAGACGGACGAGGAACTCCGGCGGCGGCAGTCGATTTCGACTGCGATTCCAAGCCAAAACATGGTTAACAGTACCATCGCCGGCATTGCGAGCGTCGCAGGCGTCACACGATACAAAGTCTACGAAAATGACACGAATTCTACGGATGAAAACGGGATCCCAAGCCACAGCATCGCTGCAGTAGTCGAGGGCGGGCTTGATGGAGCAATCGCAGAGCAGATTTATCTGCGCAAGGGCCCGGGCTGTGGCACGTACGGAACGACGACGATCATCTACACAAATTCCGACGGACTGAAAAACGAAATACATTTCTTTCGCCCGGTCTATCAGGAGATCACCGTCAAAGTCATTGTCAAGAAATACGCGACCTACACGACCGCGATCGAGGCTGATATCCAACGCAATATCACTGCGTACATCGAGCGTCTCGGCATCGGAGTAGATGTCACTACAACGGGGATCCTGACGGCGATTGCAGCATCTGTTGATGATGCGCTTCGTCCTCCATTTGCACTCCAATCTGTCCAGCTTGGGAGAGCAGATGGCGTGCTCGGCATTGTCGACATCATCATCCCATACAACGCCATCGCAAAGATCACAACAGTCACAGTGGAGGTGGTCTGATGGCCGTCATAGACACATACCTTGACCTCATCACATCGCAGCATCGCGGCCGAGAGCGATTCATGCGCGTTGTCGAGACATTGCTGCGGCCATCGGATGATATTTTCGAGACCGCGATCTACCTGGACGATGAATATGACCTCGATAACGCAACCGGTGTGCAGGAGGATGTCCTCGGCGAGTTTGTCGGCGTACAGCGTACGCTTCCATATCAGCCGGACAAGGGGATCTCTCCTGTGCTGGATAACGAGGCATACCGCAATCTTCTCCGGGCACAAATTGCAAAAAACCAATGGAAGGGCGGCATCTACGATATCAAGGAGCTTTGGAACTCGCTTTTTGGCAATGGCATCATTATCCAAGATAATCAGGATATGACCATTGATGTACTCACCATCGGGATCTACGATCAAATCACCAAAGAGATGGTGCGGCAAGGGTTAATCGTGCCAAAGCCGCAGGGCGTGCGGGTGAATTACTATTTCGCAGATCGCGCCGTGTTTGGGTATGACCTCGAAACAGATACCATCAAAGGGTATGACCACGCAGAATGGATGGATGCTCTCCCTGATGTGTCTTTTGCATATGATGTTGAGGATGTAAAGCGCGGTATGAGTGGTTACGACGATAGCTACTGGACATAAGGAGGAAAACGATGGCAAAAACAAACTTCCAAATATTTAATGAGGAGAATTCTCCTGAGCGGACGTACAACGATTCGGAGTACAAAGAGGCAACGCAGCGCCTCGGCGGTGTTATGCCCGGAATGGCGCTCTCACGGATGCACAATAAGATGTACTACCAGTGGTCGACAATGTGCAAAGCAATCGCCAACTTGATTGTTAATCGCGGGCGCGACTGCATGGACAGCGATGTCGATGGGATCACAAAAAGCCTTGAGGAGACAATCACAAGCGCAGCATCCGGTGCAAGCCTCAACCTCCTCCAACGCAGCAAGACCTACGCAGTAGGGGACATTGCCTATCACAAAGCCCTGCCCTCATGGGCGCGTCTCGAATGTGTCAAGGCGGGGACGACTGCCGCCACACTGCCAGACAAAATAGAACACGCGACCGAAAACGGGGGGGTACTGATCACTGATGGATCCGTTATATGGATCCTCGACGATCTGCGCGACGGCACACCCGTCGGGGCCGTACGCGGGTCTCTCTATCTGCCGGCGGGCTACATCAAGTGCAATGGCGCGACAGTGCAGAGGGCGGACTATCCGCGCCTTGTAGCACTGGCGGACAAGCATAACCTCTGGACGGACGATACGGCTGCAAATGCTGGATTGTTCGGGCGAGGGGATGGGAGCACGACGATGGTGCTTCCCAACTGGACAGATCGCATGGTGCAGCTTGCGGGAGATAATGCGGGGGCGAGCGTTACGGCGGGGCTGCCTAATGTCAAAATCAGTTATCGTGACCGTATGTATACTGGCGGTGAGTCTTGGAGTTGGCAACCCGGACAGGAGCACAAAGTGCTCGAAGACAAGCGGAAACAGGTAACCTTAACAGTGGAAGATGGCCCGTATAGTTATGGTTCCGGAGAAGGGTCCGTCTATGGCGGCGTTGTATCCATTGATGTGTCTAAATCCAACGCAATATACGGCGCCGTGGAAACAGTCCAGCCCGCGGCAGTCAAGATGCTGCCAATCATCAGATACTAAGACCTGCGCTCCTACGCGCAGGCGAAAGGAGCAAAACATGATAAAAGCAGGACAACTCATCAGCGACGGTTCCGCCGCCTGGATAATCGACGACGTGCGTGACGGTGCGCGGGTGGGAGACATCATCATGCGCCCGACACTCAGAGATGGCTATATCAAAGCCAACGGTGCGACCGTCAAGGCGAGCGAATATCCGCGTCTCCTCGCATGGGTGCAGGAGGCGGGCATGACCGTCACAGCGGAGCAGTACAAGACAGACTGCTCCAAATACGTCTATGACGGCGCACAGGACAAGCTGATATTGCCCAATGCGACAGGGCACGTCTTACAAGGCGGGGAGACGGTCAAATCTGTTGGGGCGGGACTGCCAAATATCAAGGGAAGTTTTTCAGGGCATCTTTTGGGGTATCAAGCCGAATCTACTCATAGTGACGGCGCATTTTATCTTACTGGACATAGTGAGAGGCAAGCAGAAGGTGGTGGATGGGCAAATATGCCAATTTTTAATTTTGACGCATCCAAATCCAACCCTATCTATGGCTCGTCTGAAACCGTCCAACCGCCTGCGTTATCTCTCATTGCACAGATCAAATATTGAGGAGGTACAACATGACAAAAACAGTCTACGCCTACGCCGCCGATGGTAAGTACATCGGTGAGCGTACCCTTGACGACACTGACCGAAGCCCGATCAGCGGCGTGTGGCAAATCCCCGGAAACATGACCGAGGATGCGCCGCCGAAAGCCAAAGAGGGCTATGACCTCTACTGGCGCAGCGGGAAGTGGATACAGATCGAGCGGCCGAAGCCCGAGCCGACACCTGCACCGCCGGCGGACACCGAGCCGCAAGAGCAGGACGTGCAGCCGGTGCCGGAGACGGAGCTTGCCGTCATGGAGGGTATGGTCGATATGCAGGCACGCCTTGCAGCACTCGAAGCGAAGATGAAGGGAGGTGAGTAACATGGCAACGGAAGCAATCATCTACGGCTATTTGATAGTTGCATACGGCGTCCTTGTTAAGGGTGGTCGCTATGCGCTGTCACCGGAGGACAATCCTAAAAAGCTCAAGATTGTTTCGGAGTTGTACCGCGAAAAGGTCGCGGAATGGCTCGTCGAGCACCCCGCGGGATGACATAAGCCGTCATGAGGGCATGGCGGCTTTTTGTATGGTCAGAAAGGAGATGGTCAGTATTGACTGATATTCTTTTGTTCCTGCGAGGGATAGTACCGACGCAGGTGCAGATCGAGTGGGGGGCGATCGTGTCGATGATCGGGACAGCGTGCTCGTACGCGCTCGGATGGAACGGGATTCTTGAGGCGCTCTTATTTGCGATGGTGATTGACTACATCTCCGGGCTCTTGGCCGCGTACATCAATCCGGGGATGAGGCTCGACAGCCGCAAGGGATTTCGCGGCATTGCCAAAAAGGTCATGATCCTGCTGCTTGTGTCACTTGCGCATTTTGTCGATCAGGCAACGGGACAGACGGTGGTGCAGATTGTCGCGGTCTGGTTCTTCCTCGGCAACGAGGGGCTCTCGATCATCGAGAACGCGGCAAATGCAGGCCTACCCGTACCGCAGAAACTACGTGAGACGTTGGAGCAGCTACAAAGTGAAAAGAGGGCAAATCAGCCCGGAAAGGAGCGAAGTAATGAGTAGTCGTGTATTAAGTAAGTCGGACATGCGCCGCGTAACGCCTGCAGAGCTCGAGGCGCTCGCAGGGCAGTACCGCGAAAACATCCAAGCGGCCGCAGAATATGTTGGTCGCGAGGCCAAGGTGTATCTGCACTGGTCGGCAGGACGCTATGGGCAGTGTTGGGATGACTACCATGTCCAGATCGACAAGGACGGCGAGATCTACGTCATCGGCGATGGCGAGCTGGATGATGTGCTGGCCGCGACATGGCGGCGTAACAGCGGGAGCGTCAGTATTGCAATCCTCGGGTGCCTCGGCGCAACGACCGGCGACCTTGGGCAAGAGTCGCCAACCCCCCAGCAGATTGAGGGGATGGCGCAGGCCATCGCCGCGCTCTGCAATGGTCTCTGGCTGACCATCGACAAGCAGCGTGTCCTGACACACGGCGAGGCAGCCGACAACGAGGACGGCGTATATGCGCACGAGCCCTACGGGCCCAAAAACGGATGCGAGCGTTGGGACCTCGAGTATCTCGGTACAGAGGAGAGCCCCTGCTATAACCCGTGGGCGGAGGACGGCACGCGCGGCGGCGACGTGCTGCGCGGCAAGGCGAATTGGTATCGCCAGTATTGGAAGGACAACGGCGGAACGCCGTGAAAGGAGAAAACATCATGAGTAAGTGGACAGACATCAGAGACGCAATCGTCAAGGAGATCAGCGTCGATCAGGTGACCGAGGAGGTCAAGCAGCGTGTGACGCGCACGATCCTCAACGAGTGCATCCCCGCCATCGAGCAGGCGGTCGATAAGTTCGTGACGCAGGTCAAGGAGCAGTCCAAGGGTGAGACAGGATGGCTCTATTGGCGCGATGCGATCGTGCTGCCGACCGTTATGCAGGGTGGCGTATGGCTTGTCAAGCTCGTGCTGGATAAGTCGCTCGCGCCGACGGTCAAGGCGTAACCGTATAGATTTTTCACCGCCCCGGGGCTTCGGCTCTGGGGCTTATTTTATTTAGAAAAATAATCTCACAAAATATCAATTATTTTAGATAAAACGCTAGATATTATTTCAAAATTGTTATATGGTGTGTGTCAAGAAGCAAAGGTGCTTTGGAGAAAGAAAGAGAGGCAAACAAAATGGAAAAGACAAGAAAGTACCACGGAATTAAGAAAGCTGTCGGAGAGATGCCGCGCTACAACCGACACGACGGGACCTACCTGGAGGTCCACTACGACCTCGACGAAGACGAGGTGTATACGCACTTCCATTGCAGCCTCGGATTCAACAGCTGGACGGAGTACCACGATCCAGCGGTCATCCGAGTTGGAAATTATGCCAGCTGCGTAACGATGGCACAGCTCAAGGCGGATATCAAAAGAGCGATTGCGAATCACAGAGATTAAGCCGAAACGCCCGAAAGGGCGTCCGCGCAGGATAGCAACCTGCGCGCTGACGATGGCAAGCTGAAATTGAAAGGAGAATGTGATATGGCAACGACGGCGGATAACCGGCTGATGAAGAGCCTGACCTTCGGATGTGAACTTGAGTTCACGGGAATCACGCGGGAGCAGGCAGCAAAGGTGATCGCCAAATTCTTTGGAACGGCAACATCATACGAGGGCGAAGGATACGACAAGCGTACCATACGCGATCACTGCGGACGCAAGTGGGCGATCATGAGAGATTCCAGTATTTTGCCCCAGAGGAAGGGGCCGGGATATGTCGGCAGCGATTACAAAGTCGAGCTTGTGACACCGATCCTCTACTACAGCGACATTGAGGACCTGCAGCAAATTGTGCGGGACTTGCGGCACGCTGGAGGGATGGTTAACCGGAGCTGTGGAATGCATGTCCATATCGGCGCTGAGCGGTTCACTCCTGCGACGCTGCGAAATCTTTCTAACCTCTTTGCCAATAACGAGGATATGATCTACAAAGCATTGCAGGTAGATGACGATCATCGCAACACGACATACTGCAAAAAGACATCCGAATCGTATCTAAAAAAGTTGAACGAACGGAAGCCAAAAAGCACGGAAGCCCTCAGCATGATCTGGTATAACGAAATAACCTACACCGCCAGACATAACCACTATGACGATAGTCGCTATCGCGGCCTCAACCTCCACGCTTTCTTCACAAAGGGGACGGTCGAGTTCCGCCTTTTTAACGGTACGCTTCACGCGGGAAAGGTCAAAAGCTACATTCAGTTCTGCCTCGCGCTTTCGCAGCAAGCCATCCGTCAGAAGCGAGCGAGCACGAAGAAGGTCACAAGCACCAACGAGAAATACGCATTCCGATGTTGGATGCTTCGCCTCGGATTGATCGGCGACGAGTTCCGGACCTGCCGCAGCTTTTTCCTCAAACACCTCAATGGAAACAGTGCATGGCGCTACGGCAGGACGGTGGCATAGTAAAAAGAATGGGGGGATCCGAAGAAAACGGATCCCCAAAAGAAAGGATGAATCACATGAAAAAATACTACATTGCCTATGGCAGCAACATGGACTTCACACAGATGCGCCGGCGCTGCCCCGATGCAGAGCTTGTAGGAGCGGGGATCGTCAAGGGATACGAGCTTTTGTTCAAAGGCTCCGGAAGCGGCAGTTATGCCACCATCGAAAGAGAAGCACACTCAAAAGTGTCCGTTCTCGTTTGGAGGATCAGCGCGATGGATGAGGAATCCCTCGATCGTTACGAAGGATTCCCGACCTTCTACTACAAAACAGACCTCCCCGTTAAGATGCAGGACGGTGCAGAGATTACTGGCATGGTCTACATCATGGACGAGAAACGTACTCTCGGCTTTCCTTCGCATGGATATGCCCGCATTCTGCACGATGCCTACATCAACTTCGGATGGGACACAGCCATCATTGATAATGCTTTCGAAAAGAGTTCTGCTGCACAAACGCCTATTTCACGCTAGACAAAAAATCATTTTCTCTCGTATAATGAGAGAAATCAAACAGGAGGTGCGTTTCAGGTGGAGGAAAAGAAGAAGGATGGTAGGGGCGGCGCGCGTCCTGGAGCAGGACGTCCACGCATTACGAAGGAAGAGAGCAAAGAGCGTCCCCGCGTTGGCACGCGTGCATGGCCGGAGGAATGGGCGCTCATTATGCGCTACGTCAAGGCCGTACGAAAAGAACCTGCACTAGCAGAAAAGGCCGTCGAGCGTCTGGAAGATCAGATCGAAAAGAAACAGGAAAAGGAGGGCGAGCATGGTGAGAAACGAAGATAAAGTGCGCGGCGCACTTTATGGCGTCGCGATTGGAGATGCCCTCGGCGGACCTCTTGAGTTTATGAGCGCAGTACAGATCGAGCAGAAGTACGGCGGGCGCATCACAGAGATGATCGGCGGTGGATGGCTGAGCCTCACGCCGGGAGAGACGACGGACGACACGGCAATGACGCTCGCCGTCTGCGAGGGCATCATGGAAAACCCGGCCGCACCGATAGGACCCGTCGGACGTCACTTCATTGAGTGGGTGGACACGCGCCCGAAAGATATCGGTGCAACCTGTGCACGATCCATTGCCACGGCGCTGGAAAACCTCACTGCGGGCATGCCGGCAGAGGAAGCGTGGGAAAATGCAGGGATAAACACGGCGATCGAGAACGGTGATCGCAGCGGCGGTAATGGCGCACTCATGCGCACCATTGGAACAGCCATCGCATACGATGATGAGGAGAAACGAGCGGAGTACACAACGCAGATCGCTGAGATGACACACTACGATGATCTCTCCTCGGACATCTGCCGCTGCTACGCCGACGCCGTCCATCATTTCATCAAGGACGAGCAGGACGCAGGAGTAAGAACCCTCGACACGAGGGCAGTTGAATACGGGTTCAGTAGCCGAGTCAATTCATCTGGCTGGGTACAGGACAGCATGGAGTGTGCGTACTTCGCCTTTGTAACAGAGGCTGGATTCGAGAACGTCCTCGTCGAGGCGGTCAATCTTGGTGGCGATGCCGACACCATCGGTGCGATCGCAGGAGGACTGGCAGGATCATACTATGGTTACGATGCTATCCCGCAACGATGGATAGACACTATTCCACAGGAAATCCGTGCAAGACTGGACGCTTTCGCAGCGTTTTGTTTGACATCATGTTGACATCATATACAGCGATCAGATTGTTCCATATCGAGCCATATACAAAAGCCACTCCCCTTATCTATCGGCAGTTCCGCATGACGACTGTGTTCTAAAAATCCGAATAACAAACTCGAAATCAAGTGTGGTGATGAGCCACCGTGGGTTCGAATCCCACCCTCTCTGCCAGTAAAATCAAGGACTCCAAGGTTTTTACCTTGGAGGCCTTTTCTGTTCTATTTTTGTTTTTGACATCATTTTTGACATCATGGATGTCAGCGGCCATACTTTTCTTCACACTTGACTACTTTTTCAGCGACCCCCTCCTGCATCTGCTCCGTGCTGTGCACGTATCGGTCCATCGTAAAGGAGGCGGAGGCGTGACCAAGACGCACCTGTATCTTTTTCGCGCTGACTTCCTCCTCAGCGAGTATCGTCGCATGCGTATGGCGGAAGGAATGAAAGCGCAGGTCTCGTGGTAGGTTCAGCTGCTTCTTGAGATCAGCAAAGATATGCGTCACAGCGGTCAGCGTCATCGGCTGCGTCTCATCGCGCAGAGAGCGGAAAACGTAATCGTCCTTTGCGAGAGGAATACCCTGCCGCAGGAGGCTCGCCGTGAGTTTCTTCCTCCATGCGAGGAGATTCTGCACGGCGGCAGGGGATAGCGTGACCGTGCGGGCACTGTACGCCGTTTTGGTTGTGCCCTCGTACTCCTCTGCAGCACGTTTGCGAGCCTTGGATACGCGGATGGTCGCCGCCTTTTCGTCAAAGTCCGACCAGCGGAGCGCGACAATCTCACCCCGACGCAGCCCTGTGCCCCACGCGAACTTAAAGAGATGTTCTGCCTGTGATCCACGGATCGCATCAAGGATCGCGTGATAAATCTCCGGTGTGACAATGCCCGCCGCCATCGCCTTGTGCTTCGGCTTACGGATGTACTCCATCGGATTGTTCTCGATCAACCGCTCGAACTTGGCCGCGCGAAAAATCGACTGCAGCAACGTATAGACCGCCTGCCTCGTCCGATCGCCGTCGATCTTCGCTAGGATGTGCTTCAGCAGGGCAGGCTTTATGTCAGCGATCTTCATCGTCGGTGGGATCTGCGGCAGGATATGACGGGAAAGAAATCCTTGATATGTTGAGATCGTCGATGCCTCTAGTTTATCCACGTCGCGCTTCATGACGAGGAAGTCCTCGACGAAATGATGGAATGTCTCGACCAGCAGAAAGTCCGAGATGTTCATATTAAGGATGCGCCGGCGTTCGGCCTCGAGTTCCTGCAGGCTGTATCCGTAAAAATATCGTCGTGTCTTTTCGCCCGTGATCGGGTTCGCGATTACCACGCTTGATTGATAGCGTCCGTCTTTTCGCTTGTTGAGCATTTTATTTCACCGTGCGTTCGTTGACTTCTTCTAGGTGTTCGTTTACATACTTTGCTACTGCGTTAAACAGGACTTCTTGATGCGATCCTGGAATAATTCGAGTTGGACGCTCGTCAGAGCCACGATAAATTACATCCCCGTGATCGTCATAGGCAGTTGCATCAAGATTTTTACTCATCACTTTTTCAAGATTCAACTTGTCATACAGTACGATCTTTTTTAGTGTTTTCCCCATATACGGATGACTTTGTGCATAGGCATCATCATACAGCATATACCACCACACATAGACGACGTCGCCATTAATCAAGTTGCCCTGATGCTCAAAAACCACGCTTTCTGGCTTGAAAAATATACCGACTTTATCATCTGACCCAGCCCATATCCAAGATGCAGAAGCCGTCCCCGCCATTGCCAGCGAGAAAAAGACAGCCAAAAGGCACGATAGAAACAGCTTTTTCATGATGATAACCTCCCTACACATCTCCTAATTTAACATTATCTGCCGTCCGCCACTCATGTAGACCGTTGCAGTTGTGTCCAATTATAACGGATGCTGCAGCAGATGGCGAATTGAATGCGTAATCCTGTTGAAACACGAAATCTTTTATAATTGCGTCTTGCTCTAATGCCTCGCGCAGAATACGGTAGTTGCAGCGCTTGAAAGTTTCGGTCGTTTTCGTCGCAACGCGCGATCCCTTTTGCACGGTAAACCCGTTCGTCGAAAGAAATCCGGTCGAATCAGCGTCTTTCGCCTTGCAGAAGTATACCTCGGATTCTTTTTCTGCCGTTCGTAGCGCCACATAACCAAACACTCCGAGGAACATGCGAATCTCCTCGATGAAATTCTCGGCGAACAAAATATCTGATTCGCTGATGGCAACACTTGTAGCAGCCTGCTTTATTGTTGCATTATGCCCGTTTGCTTTTACAGCAGCAAAGAGCTCTTTTTCAATATAGCGGATAATCGCCTTGTTGAGATCGGCGCCGCAAAAGGCAACAGCTGTGATCCAGTCAACTTTATTGTTGGCATGTTTTAACAACCGTGTATACAATTTTTCCGATTCGCCAATGTAGACTTTTTCGATACCGATCACTGTTTTTTCGGAAAAGAGAAAATACACGCCGATATTGCATTTCTTGATCTCAGCAGCCGCCTCGGAAAGTTTGCTTCTGGGGATTTTTAGTGCTTTTGTATTGGAGCCCTTCTGTGTAGCAACGACGATCCCGTCCATTGAGCCATCGAACAGTAATAGTTCGATGGCTTTCTTTTTTTGCACACTCATGCAGTATCTCCTTTACGTCTGCCAACTCTCAGCGAGAAACTGGCTTACATAATATTCATCCAGATCGTAGCGATAAGCCATGAGGCATTTTGCAAACTCATCTGCTTCATATTCTATCCGGCTGCACGAAAACGACAAGTTTCTCATCGAAAAAGCAACGTACCCCGGATGACAAACGACATGCCCAATCTCATGACAGAGCACTGCCGCCTGCTGCCATTCCGGTAGATTTTCGTTGATCGCGATTGTTCTGCGTTGTAAAACCCTTTTCCAAAAGCCATTAACGTTCGGAGGAAGATCAATGAAGTAGACAAGACAGTTCAGTTCTTTTGCCAAACGAAACGGGTCCGATGTGCCGTGGTGTTGTACCAGATTTCTCACGCGCAAAGGGATATTCAGAGACACTAAAAGCACCTCCCTACAGCTCTCTTTTTTCCCTTACTTCTTGCGTCGATTCTTTTCTTTGACATCCCAAAAAATAAGCTCGAGGGCTTTCTTTACCTTTTCCTTGTCTTCGCCATTGAGCACAGCGCCGTTATAGGTAAGCTCGTCGTCTTCAAGCACCTTTTCGAGTTGGCGCCGGGTGCGAGCGTCCATATGTGGCTGGGAAGATGCGGGAGGAACGGGATTTCCTAAAAGATAGTCTGTGGTAACGCCGAGCTTCTGGGCAATTTTTTTCAATTCATCGTCCCTGATAGGGCGTGTGCCTTTTTCTATTCGGCTTAATACACTGACATTCATTTCAATAGCGTCTGCAAGCTCTTGCTGCAAAATATCCATATCTTCTCGTGTGTTCCTGATTTTATCTCCTGTCGTCATGTCACCACTCCTTTCTGTTTTCACAAGTACATTATACAAAAACTTTCCGTTATGGAAACAAAACTTGCCGAAATAGAAAAATATTTATTGACTTTCCATTTCGGAAAGTGTAATATACAAAATGAAATTTCTATATCAGCAAGAAAGGAGGAGAGATGATGGAGTTCAACCTGGCTTATATCGCCGCACGCCGGAAGGAGTTGAGACTTACAATCTATGACATGGCAAAGGCTCTCGGATTCAGCAATGGATCCGTCTACTGGAAGTACGAGAATGGGGTGTATAAGCTCAACGCCGAGATTCTCCCTAAACTCGCCGAAATTTTGCAGTGCGGGATAGAGAATTTTTACGCAGAAACACTTTCTGAAACAGAAAGTCCTGCGTGAATGACATTGTCTTTGTAAATTCTATCCCAAGGAGGTGAACCAAACTATGACCAAGATTGCCCCTTCGACTGCTTCCAGCAGGTACTATTTAGCCCGCATGGCGGCTGCGGAGCGCAACGAGCGCATGAGCAGCCGCGAGGGAGCGAGCGAGGAGATGGGCATCGATAGGAAACGGCTGCAGCGCATCGAGATCGGGACGCTGAACCCGTACCCCGAAGAAGTCCTTTTGATGGCGGAGGCGTACCACGCACCGGAACTGCTGAACTACCACTGCTCGCAGTGTTGCCCCATCGGGCAGCGCACCGTTCCACGGGCGGAGCTAAACGAGCTGGATCGCATCACGGTGAAGTTCATGAACGCGCTCGATGCAATCAGGGATTCTGACAAGGAACTTCTGCAGATCGCGCGGGACGGGATGCTCTCGGCAGAGGAAGTGCCGCAGATGGAGCATTTGCTCAATGTAGTTCAGGGGGTCTCCGCGATCGCGTGTGAGATTCAGATTTATCTCGACAAGAGGAGGTGATCAGATGGGAAAAGAGCCGATTCCGATTTGGAAAAAAGCGGCACTCACTGTCGAGGAGGCTGCCGCATACACCGGCGTTCGAATCGAGTTGATTCGTGCGCTGGCACACGCTGCAAAGCACGGCAGGAACGACTTTCCGGCTTTCTGGGTGGGGACATCCATAAAGATCGCACGGGGACCGCTCCTGCAATGGATCGCGGACACTGCGGTCTCTCACAAAGATCTGCAGCACGCCGTGAAGATCGTAGAAAATTCGGAGCAGCTTGATATGACACGGCGACGCGGTCGCCCGCGCAAGCGGATCATTGCTTGAAAGGAGGTGATGAAATGCGTGAGTTTTGGAAACACATCGCGATCGGTGGGGCGTTTGTAGGCGTTGCAGCGCTCTGTTCTGGGGCGTGTAACCCCTGGGATGATGGCGGGGCGGTGCTCGTTGAAGAGGTCTACACCGTGCGCCCCGGCGATACGATCTGGGGCATCGCCGAGGAGTATGTCGCCAAAAATACGGCGACACGCCGCTATATCTTGGAGTACAAGAGCGGCATCGAGGAGAACAATCCTTGGCTGCTCGAACGGCACGGGATGATCTATCCCGGCGACAAGTTGACCATGACCTATTGGGTAAAGCGTGAGGAGGAGACGAAATGAGAATGAGTGTAAAAAAAGAAGCTGCAGCCTTTGTTTTGCAGGGGAGCAGCTACAACGGGGCGGGCGAGGAAGTAGAAGTCTCCTACGCCGATCTGCGCGCCGCAAACATCGGAGACACGTGGGAGGCATTCAGCGATGATAACTGCGGGCGTGACGTGTGTGAGGAGTCCGCAGAAGTTGTATATCGGACGGGACGCGGATGCGCAGTCCTGTTCCGCGACTGGGGCACGACGGACGACCCCAACCCGGAAACATGGGAGAGCACTCCTGAACTCGTCTGGTACGAGTTCGCGTGAGGAGGGAGCAGGAATGAGGAAGTGGCAGACGCGGCGCGAGATTGTAAGCCCGCCGCTGACGATGCACATTGTTTTTCGCATCGTTGACGGTGTAGAGGAACGAAGCGGTACGCATTATGCGACGCTGGATGAGGCTCTCACACATGTGAGAGAGCTCAACGCAAAAGAAAAGCGCCCACAGCGGCGGCAACCGCTCTGAGCGCAGAAGGATAACAATCTAGCGTGATTATATCACGAAGTGGGAGGAAAAACAATGAAGATACTGAGCCTGACGCTTGAGAACTTCCGCGGCATCAAAGACCTCACCGTCAACTTTGACGGCAAGGACGCGGATGTGTACGGCGCAAACGGGACGGGCAAGACCACGATCGCGAATGCGATCTGCTGGCTCCTGATTGATCGTCCGGCGACCGAGGAGGCTGACTTTGACCCCAAGACCACTGGGGCGCACGGCCTGCAGCACAAAGCATCCATCGATGTGGAGCTCCCAGATGGGCAGCGGATCACATTTGCAAAAGAATTCTATGAAAAATGGACGCGCAAGCGCGGATCAGAGGCCGAGGAGTTCACCGGCAACATCACAGACTACTATGTCGACGGCGTCAAATCTAAAAAGAAGGAGTACACAGAAGCCCTTGAGAACGCCTGCGGCATCGACCTTGAGCGCGTCAAGATGCTGATGGTACTCGGCTACTTCGCTGACACCATGAAGACCGACGAGAAGCGCCGCATCCTCTTTGAGATGGCGGGGGAGTTCACGGATTCCGATGTTATCGCGCAGAGCGAGGATTTACGCGATCTTGAAAGATTCCTCACGATCCCCGGAAACAGCGATAAAAGCTATGCGATCGAGCAGTGGCGTAAGATCGCATCCGAGCAGCGCAGCAAGCTGAATAAGGATCTCGAACTGCTTCCGACTCGTATCGACGAGGCAAGTAAGAACATCGCCGAGAATGTCGAGGACATGGAGACACTGAATGCAGAGCTGAATCGGCTGGAGGAAAAGAAATCCTCCATCGAGGAGCAAAAGCGACGCTTGAGCACGGAGGATGGTCAGCAGGAGGCGACACGCGCAGCACTCGCAGGACTCGAGGTCGATCTTGCGAAAAAACGCGCAGCCTACATCGAGCAGAGTGCGTCGGCAAACAGGGAACTCAATGCGGATATCGACCACATGAATGACGTCAAGCGTGACGTTTTGGACAAGCTGGACAATCTCAAGCGCAAGCACCAAAACAACCTCGAACAGATCAAACGCATGCAGGAGCAGCGCAAGGCGCTCATGGAGGAATACGCCGAAGTCGCTGCGCGGCAGTGGGATGCCGGGGCGGAGATTTGCCCGACCTGTCATCAGCAGCTCCCCCCCGAACAGGTGGAGGAGCTGCGCGCTGCATTCAATGAGGAAAAATCCGCCGAGAAGGAGGACATCAACCATCGGGGGCAGGAATGCAGCAAGGACAAGATCGACGCTCTCACTGCTGAAATCGACATACAGGCGGCAGATATTACGGCAATGGAGAATACCGTTAAGGAGATGGAGAACCGTATCGGATCGCTCAAGGCGATCATCACTACGCCGCCGCCCTTCGAGGAGACGGAGGAGTACAAGGAACTCGCCACCCGCATGGAGGAACTGCGCGATCGCCAGCGTCTCGGACAGAGTGCGGCGGATGGAACGGCAAATGCCTACGATCGTGACATCCAGACGGTGAGAGACGAAATCGCCTCGGTCAACATGCGGATTGCAAAGGCTAAGGCTTCCGAAGACAGCCGTAAGCGTGTTGGAGAGCTGCGGCAGGAACTCAAGCAGGCTGCCGAGCAGATAGAGAATCTCGAGTATGGGATCCATCTCTGCGAGGAGTTCGTCCGGATAAAGGCCCGCATGGTAACAGACAGCATCAACGAGCATTTCAAGTTCGTCCGATTTGTGCTTTTCCGCGACCAGATCAACGGCGGACTGCGTGAGATCTGCGAACCGACGATCCGCAACAAAGACGGTGAGTGGGTGGAGTACCGCAGCGTCAACTACGCTGCGCAGGTCAACGCCAAACTCGACATTGTGACGACGATTTCCAAGCACTACGGCGTACATCTCCCGATCATCATGGATCAGGGAGAGAGCGTCAGCACACCGCTCAATGTCGATACACAGCTGATCCGGCTGATTGTATCAGCAGAGGATCAAGCAATAAGAGTAGAGCTCAAGAATTAAGGAGGACAACATCATGTCACAGGCAGTATTAGCACGCAACACCACAAACGTCGCAACGATCGAGAACTGGGTCGAGAGCGATAACGTCAAAAAGAAATTCCAAGAGGTACTCGACAAGGGAGCAGGAGCATTTGTGACAAGTCTTCTTAGCCTCGTAAAGTCCACCCCGCAGCTTGCGGCTGCAGATCCTAAGACGATCCTCAGTGCCGCGATGACCGCCGCAACGCTCAAACTTCCCATCAGCCCGAATCTCGGATTTGCGTACATCATCCCATACGGAAAAGAGGCGCAGTTCCAGATGGGCTACAAGGGATACATCCAGCTGGCGATGCGTACGGGGCAGTACAAGACCATCAATGCAGCAGTCGTCTACGAGGGGCAGATCGAGGACATCGACTTCGTAACAGGTGAGATCATCCGCGGCAAGAAAAAGAGCGACAAGGTAGTCGGATACGTTGCCTACTTCGAGCTGATCAACGGATTCTCCAAGACCATCTACATGACCACTGAGGATATGCTGCGGCACGCGCAGACATTCTCCAAGAGCTTCTCGCGATCCTCCAGCGTCTGGAAGACAAACTTCGACGCGATGGGGCTCAAGACGGTGATCAAGCAGCTTATCAGTAAGTACGGCATCATGAGCATCGACATGCAGAGCGATCTCGCAACTGCAATCAGCTCGGATGTTGACTACGACCGGGCGGAAACGCAGAATGTGACGCCGCTCGAGCAAGCTGCAGCAGAGCAGACGATCGATGCTGAGGCTGATGTAGTCGATGCGCCGGTTGAGGGGGAGCCAGAACCTCCAGCGGAAGCAGAGCCGGCCGCTGACGTTTACGACGGCATGGATTTCTAATGGACATTAAGATCATCGCGTCCGGGAGCAGCGGTAATGCCTACCTTATCGGGGATGGCAAGACACGCCTGCTCCTGGATGCAGGCATCTCCTTCAAGCGCATCCAAGTCGGATGCGGATTCCAAACGAGCAGCATTGACGCCTGCCTTGTAACACACCGGCACGGCGATCACGCAATGGCAATCCCAAAGCTCCTGCAACGCGGCATCACAGTCTACAGCAACGCTGACGTTGCAGAGCTCCATAAGGGAGTACAGTCCTTGGCACCATTACAGGAGCATACCATTGGCACATTCTGGATCCTGCCATTTGAGGCGGAGCATGATGTACCATGCTACGGATACCAAGCAACATCGGTGGAGACGGGCGAAAAGCTCGTCTACATCACCGATAGTGCCTATGTCAAATACACATTTTCCGGATTGACCCACATCATGATCGAAGCGAACTACGCGCAGGAGATCATCATTGACAACGCCAAGCATGAGCGGATCCCGCTTTATTTGGCAGAGCGCGTCATCCAAACGCACATGAGCATCGAGACCCTTCTCGATCTTCTGCAGGCAAATGACATGAGTAAGGTGCGGCAGATTTACCTTCTGCATCTCTCGGACGGCAACAGCGACGCAGAGGCGTTCAAACGGCAAGTGCAGCAGGAGACGGGCGCAGAGGTTTATATTGCATAGAGGAGGATAATCATGGATATCACCATCAAGAAAATCAAGGTCGGCAAAGGCAAACTGGTCTTTGAATACGACAAGAAAGAGGATGAGGAGAGCCTCGTCAGCACGCACACATCGAAATTCGAAGAGGAACCAGAACCAGAGTTCTGGCGCATATTCGGTCTCCTTAGCGTCGATGTTTGCAAAATCCTCGAAGTAGACCCCGGACAGCTCGCCGAGCGCATGATACCAACCGGCGTCAGCTACTCCACAGATGGGAGCGGATATGAGGGGGCGATCATCACCTGCGAGTATCGCATGCCGCGATCCAGAGCAACAACCACGATCAACACGCCGCTGTTCAAATTTCCGCAGACAGATACCGAGAAGGGCCTCCCTGGATATTTCGGAGATAAGACCGTAGCGCACCTGCGTGACCTACAGGAGGAGGCGGTTCTTTACCTCGAGGGACATCGCGGACAGGGGAGCCTATTTGACGACGAGGATCGCGAGCCGCGCAATGTAACACCGGAGGATTCACCAACACGCCTCGTAGCAATTGCAGGCGGATCAGTCAAACAGATCGCGGGGTAAGGAAATGGCAGAACGCAGAATGTTCTCTAAGAGGATCATCGGTTCTGCCCGATTCCTCCGCATGCCGGGGTCAACACAAGCGCTCTACTTCCACCTTGGCATGGCAGCGGATGATGACGGCATCGTCGAGGCATATCCGATCATGCAGATGGTCAATGCCTCGGAGGATGATCTTAGACTTTTGGCCGCAAAGGGGTTCGTCAAGGTCCTCAATGAGGACCTAGTGACTTATATCCTAGACTGGCAGGAGAACAATAAGATACGGGCCGATCGAAAAGTCAACAGCATCTACAAGGATTTACTTTTGCAGGTAATGCCCGAAGCCCCCCTACTGGAGCCGCGTCAGAGGGCTGACCGAGTGCGCCCTGACATTGCAGAGGACGACCACGGGACAGCGGATGGACAACCTGTGGACGACCATATGTCAACCAATGGACGACCACGGGACCTGAATGGGACGTCCCATGGACAACCAACGGACAACCGTGGGACGCAAACTGGACCGCATAGGATAGGTAAGGATAGGATAGGTAAGGATAGTATATATGCTGCTGCAGCTAACGCGCACACGCGCGAGGATCCTCAAGATCAAGACGGACCGGATCATGGAGCAGTATTCAGAGCATTCTCTGACAATATCCATCCCGTCACAGGAGAGATTGAGCGAGACAAGCTTACAGATCTCACGGACGAATATGGAGCTCATTGGGTGACCTCGGCAATCGAGGAGGCAGCACTATCCAACGGTCGGAGCCTGCGCTATATCACGACGATCCTCGAGCGATGGAAACGAGACGGGTTCAAGGCACCAAGAAAGAAAGGCGGTAGTTATGGCACTGGCAGCACTCAAGGAAACGTGGCAGGAGATGGCGCAGAGAAGTCCCCGTATGCTGCGTACTTTGACGGAGATACGGTCAAGGGAAGCCCGTATGATCTGGGCGGCACGACCGAGGAGGGCGGAGATTCTGCGGGTGATCGGAGCACCCAAAGAGGCGATCCTGACGGCACAGGGGCTTCTTCTGGCAGCGGAAGCGGAGACGATCAAGCGAGCGCATGATGCGGCGTGTGCAGCGTGCCCGTATCGCGTAGATAACTGCCACGAGTGCCGCTACAACGGGAAAGAATTCCGGGACGAGAGATACCGTAATCCGCTCCTCTCCTGCATCCAGCCCTGTGCCAAATACAAGACGCAGCAGGAGCAGCAGAAAATCGAGAGGATCATGGGCAGCGGCGGTGTCAGCGAGCGGTTCCGCTCACGCACATTCGCAACGTTTCAGGCAACGCCGGCGACAAAACCGGCGGTCAATTTGTGCAGGAGATTCTGTGCCGCTGTAAAGCTGGATCCCAAAGTGCCGGGGCTTTTGCTCAAAGGGACCTGCGGGACGGGAAAGACGCATCTGGCCGTCGCAATCCTGCGCGAGACAGCGGAGGCGGGCATCCCCGGAATGTTCGTGGTCGTCCCTGACCTGCTCGCCAAGCTGCGTGCGAGTTTTGGACAGAAGGACGGAAAAGCAGCGGAGCTGGTCGAGACGGCAAAGAACGCACCGCTCCTTGTGCTGGACGATCTCGGCGCGGAAGACCCGAAAGCGTGGGTGATCGAGCTGATCTACGTGCTCATCAATCACCGATACGAGCACATGCTGCCGACGATCATCACGACGAACTACGATGGCAAAAGAATAGCCGATGTATTCGGCCTACGTGTTGCAAGCAGACTGTCGGAAATGACCGTGCCTGTAAACATTCGGGCAGAGGATTATCGCATGAGAGGAGCGTGCTGAGATGGAATACGATATGTGGGAACAGACGAAAGGGCTGCTGGAAGAGCAAGACAACAAGCAGGATCCCGACATGACAAAGCCGCAGCCAAGCTCGGAATTTTGCTACCTGAAGACACTGGACTGGGTCGTGGAGCTCTCTAAGAAGACGAACGAAGTCGTTCAGGAGGCAGGATACTTAGGTGGTCTGGTTGATGATTTTTTCATCGAAACAGACATTGAGGATGTGGGTGTGACGGAAAAGAGACTCGCATTGAAACTCACGGAAGTTATCACGTTCTGTACCTCATGGCTTAACCGTATTGGATATTTTGAAAATGAACGCGATGAGCTGCAGAGGATCGTGAACAAGAAGAACCGTGAGCACGGATACTTGGAGGAGTGATGGCATGATACTGCACTATCTGTCCCACCCGTTCACGGGGGACGAGGAGAATAACCGAGCAGCGGCAGAGGCAATCCAGAGAGAGCTGCAGGAACGGTCTAAGTACATACTCTATGTCAACCCACTGGCAAATTTCAAGGCGCTGAAGGGGATGGAGTATGACAAGATCATGGGCTACTGCCTCGAGCTTCTGAGTAAGTGTGTCGGGGTCACAATGACAGGGGAATACCGCGCCAGCAAGGGGTGCATGATCGAGCTTGCATACGCGAGAGAGTATCACATCCCGGTGTTCTTCTACGATGCAGAAAAGCATGAGTACGTCGAGGAGATGTGATAAAAATGGCAGAGCAGAAATATCCACAGGACGAGGAACAGAACGAATACCGCTACATTGATTGCGGATGGCTCGACAAAGTGGCGACAGGTCTCACGGCGGGCGCAAGAAAGCATCCGGGCGAGACGTGGAAGGAGATTCCCGCGGTAGAACACGCAGCAAGAGCACTGCGGCATCTGTCGCTCTATCTCAAAGGCGACACAAGTGAGGA